AATAATAAAACCGATTTCTTGAATATTTCATTTCCTAGAACTGCAAATAATATTGATAAGTTTTTTGATCCAGTAACATTATACAGGAAAGGGACACCGATTCATGTACGTGGATCTATTGTGTATAATCATGCAATATATAAAGCTGGACTCGGTGATAGATATGAATCTGTAGAGAATGGTGATAAGATTAAATTTTGTTATATGAGAATGCCGAACACATTACAATCTAATGTAATTGCAATACCAAGTGTGTTGCCACCGGAACTTGATCTGGAGAAATATATCGATTATGATCTACAATTCGAGAAATCTTTCCTCCAACCTGTACAGACAATGCTTAAAATTATTGGATGGAATCACAAGAAAACTATTTCACTTGCAAGTTTTTTTGTTGATTGACATTCACTGGTAAATGTTATATAATATGAACTTAATTATGGAGAATGAAAAATGAGTAGTTTACTTGAACGAATGAAATCAACATCTAAAATAAAACAGTCTGCAATAATGACTGAATCTAAAATCCTGAAACAATCAGCCCCAATACCAACTTCAGTCCCTATGATGAACGTTGCATTATCTGGATCTTTTGATGGGGGTATTACTTCTGGATTGACAGTTCTTGCAGGCCCAAGTAAACATTATAAAACATCATTCGGGTTATTGATGTTAAAAGCATATCAGGATAAGTTTCCTGAATCTGTATGTTTATTTTATGATTCCGAGTTTGGATCACCTCAGGCATATTGGGATTCATTCGGTATTGATATGACTAGAGTTCTACATGTTCCTATTAAGAATGTGGAAGAACTTAAATTTGATCTGGTTACTCAACTGGAAGGAATTAATGCAAAAGAAAAAGTCTTTGTTTTAATAGATTCGATTGGAAACCTAGCATCAAAGAAAGAGGTTGATGATGCACGTGATTCTAAATCTGTTGCAGATATGACTAGAGCCAAACAAATGAAATCTTTATTTCGTATGGTCACTCCATACCTAACACTTAATGATATTCCATTGATTGCAATCAATCACACATACGAAACACAAGAAATGTTTTCTAAACAAGTCGTTTCAGGTGGTACGGGTGTTGTATATTCTGCAAACACTATCTTCATTATTGGTAGAAGACAGGATAAAGTTGGAAAAGAAATCAAGGGATATGATTTTATTATTAATGTTGAAAAATCTAGATTCGTTAAAGAAAAAAGTAAGATTCCTATTTCGGTTTCATGGGAAGGTGGTATAGAAAAATGGTCTGGTCTACTAGAAATTGCAGTCGAATCTGGGTTCGTGGTAAAACCAAAAGTTGGTTGGTATACTAGACCGACTGTTACAGATGATAAAAATTACCGTGAAAAGGATACTATGAATAAAGAATTCTGGGATCCAATTTTCAATGATACCAATTTCAGTGAATATGTAGAAGAGAAATTTAAAATTGGTTATGTTTCAATGCAATCATGAGAGATGATATAATGAGTGATGTAATGAGTGATATAAAGAAAGTTGATATACCAACGAAAGATTATGAATATGTATTCAATGACAAATATCCAAATACTCTAGCACTTTATTTGCATGATCTTGAATATTCTGGTATAATAGTGTTATATGAAGACTTTTGGTTTGAATTTGAATCAGAAAATGATGTGGAAAATGATGTTCCAACTCTAAGCTTCAAGTATAAGTTGGCAGTTAATCCCACGGGGATTAACGTTCCACTCAAGTACTTAGGAGATCTTTTAATGACTGTTATCACGGAGCAAACAAGTGGAAAACATGATACTAACACAGTTGGTACATAATACTCAATTTTTGAGAAAGGTAATACCATTTATTAAGGAGGAATATTTTCAAGATCATTGCAATAAGACTATATTCCGAACAATTGAGAGTTATGTATCAAATTATGCAAAAAATCCATCAGTAGATATTTTATTGGTTGCATTGGAAACTGATAAAAGTTTGTCACAGGATATGTTTGATACTGCAAAAAGATCTTTAGAATCATATAAACCAGTTGAGGAAAATATTGACTGGCTTTGTGATGAGACTGAAAAGTTTTGTCAAGATAGATCTATATATAATGCAGTTCTGAAATCGATTTCAATTATCGATGGGAAGGAAGATGATTTAACCCCACAAGCATTACCACAGATATTATCTGAAGCTTTGAGTGTTAGTTTTGATTCGAATATTGGTCATAGTTATTATGATAATGCAGATGATAGATATGAGTTCTATCACAGAGATGAAGAAAGGATTCCGTTTGATATTGACCTTCTTAATAAGGTGACTAATGGTGGATTACCGAATAAGTCTATCATGTGTTGGTTGGCATCCACTGGGGTCGGTAAATCTCTTGTGATGTGTCATCAGGCTGCAGCTGCAATGTCAATGGGTAGGAATGTATTGTATATCACATTAGAGATGTCGGAAGAAAGAATTGCAGAAAGGATTGATGCAAATCTGATGGATGTAGATATTAGGAAAATTGATAAACTTGATAAACGTCAATTCCAAAATAAAATATCTAACATCAAAAAACGATGTCATGGAAAACTGATAATTAAGGAATATCCAACATCTACTGCACATGCAGGTAATTTTGAACATTTATTAGATGAACTTAAGATAAAGAAGAACTTCAAACCAGATATCATATTCATCGATTATATTAACTTATGTACATCTAGACGGTTAAAGAATGCAAATGGTGTGAACTCTTATACAATGATTAAATCGATTGCAGAGGAATTACGAGGATTATCCGTGACACAGAATGTTCCATTAGTTACTGCAACACAGGTTAATAGATCTGGTGCAGATGATCCAGATTTAGATCTTACCAATACTGCAGAGTCTTTCGGGTTGCCTGCTACAGTCGATCTTATGTTAGCATTAATATCAACTGAGGAACTAGAGGGACAGAATCAATTAATGATTAAACAGTTGAAAAATAGATATAACGATCTATCCAGTTTTAAACGGTTTGTTGTGGGGATAGATAGACCTAAGATGAGACTCTATGATCTTGATACTTCTGCACAATCCGGTATAACACCAATCTCTGGTGGTGGTCAACCAGCAAAAGGTTTTGAATCTAAATTTGCAAACACTGCAGAAAAGACCTATCGATCTTTAATAGTATAAATAATATAATTAGTACTAATATACGTTGACAAGGAAGTCACGGTTTGATATACTAGTCCTGTACTTGATAGAAACCCTTTAATCGAACTGGTCAAACCAATGATAACATTTAATAACTTCACTTCCATAAAAACAATAACAGAAGCAAAGAATACCCATATGACACATATCGAAGACTTAGTTCTAGATGGTGGTGTTGATGGGACAAGAAGTGCTATTAATGCATTGAGGAGTTTACGGGATATGCTTGGTGGGAGCTCTAACACTTCCCATAATGTCACTGTAAAATGGGATGGAGCTCCTGCGGTATTTGCTGGAATCGATCCAAGTGATGGTGTGTTTTTTGTTGCAAAGAAAGGTATATTTAATAAGAATCCTAAAGTCTATAAATCATTCGATGATATTGATGCAGATACATCAGGAGAACTATCGGTTAAATTGAAGATTGCTTACACAGAATTTAAAAAACTTAATATTAAAGGTGTGTTGCAAGGTGATATCATGTATATTAAACCTGATCTCAAAAAAGAAACAATTGACGGTCAGAAGTATATAACATTTCATCCTAATACAATTGTTTATGCAATACCGGTAGATCAAGCAACTGATGTTATTGCATCTAAAATTGGGGTTGTTTGGCATACAAAATATACAGGAACTTCATTTGAAAGTATGTCTGCATCATTTGATATATCTATTAATTCCTTAAAAAAATCTAGATCTGTATGGATGAGGACTGCAGATCTTCAAGATTTATCTGGTACTGCAACCATGACTAAATCCGAAACAGAAACCGTTACCAAGAATTTATCGAATGCTGGTAAGATTTTCAGAAAAATATCATCATCAACATTAAAAGAAGTATCAGATAATTCTATCATCAATCAAATGATTAATACCTTTAATAACACTAAGGTTAGATCACAAGAGAAAATAACTAATACCAAGAGTCATACTGAAGATCTGATATCATGGATTAATATTAGATATCAAAAGGAAATTGACAAACTAAAAACTGATAAAGGTAAAGATAGAAAACGTGGTGTGCGTGATGATGTACTCAGTTTCTTTTCAGATGATAATAAAGCCAATCTTAAATTGATGTTCGATCTACAGAATCATTTGGTTGCTGCAAAAGAGATTCTAATTGATCAATTGGATAAAGTATCAGATATAAACACTTTTGTTAAAACAATTGATGGATTCAAAACATCAGGATCTGAGGGATTTGTTGCAATTGATACAGATGGTTCAGCGGTAAAATTAGTTGATAGAATGGAATTCTCATCAAATAACTTTTCAAAAGATATAATTAAAGGTTGGCAGAAATGAAAAAAATGACATTCTCTTTCGGTAGATTGAATCCCCCGACAGTCGGTCACACTAAATTACTTGATGCATTAAAAAAAGAATCTAAAGGTGCAGAGTATAGAATGTACCTATCTAGATCACATGACCGTAAAAAGAATCCATTATCATTTAAAGATAAAGTTAAATATGCACGATTGATGAATCCTAAACATTCATTATATATAATGGATGATGCTAAAATTAATACAATATTTGATATATTGGTAAAACTCCATGATGAGGGATATGGTTATATCTGTATGGTAGTCGGATCTGATAGGGTCAGTGAATTCGAAACAATGATTAATAAATATAATGGAACTGAAGCACGACATGGGTTTTATGATTTCAAACAAATCTCTGTTAAATCTGCAGGGGATCGTGATCCAGATTCCGAGGGTGTAGAAGGTATGTCTGCATCCAAGATGAGAGCAGCAGTAGTGGATAAAGATTTTAAATCGTTTGCAAAGGGTTTGCCTAAAGGATTTAAACAGTCAGAAGAATTATTCGAACTTCTCAAAAAAGAAATGGGAATTTTAGAATCGTTTAATGATTTTATATAAATAATATCAATCAAAAAAGGAAAAACAAATGTCTAATCAAGAAGCACCATTTTGGTGTCCAAATGCAGTTGCAACTAAATTGGGTTGGCAAGATCCAGTCACTAATGAAGTATATGTATGTGATACCACATTAGAAATCACACCTGTAGTTAAACCTACACCAAACAAGAAAAGTTTAAAAAATAAAAAATAAGTTTCATTGAGCTGAGTCCCAGCATAATAATTCCCTTTGGAGGGTTTAAAGAATGGCAAATAAAAAAATATCAAGTCTTACCGATCTAGGTATATCTACATCATCAGAAGATCTATTACATATAGTGGATTACGATTCTATTAACGGTCATGTTAACAAACGTATTACACTTGCAGCATTGTTTGCATCAATACCATCAAAATTGGTATTGGCAGGTAAGTCTATTATTTCTAATGTTTCACAGAATATTATTAATAATGATGTGTCATATATCAGAATTGAAAGTATTACCGGCACACAAAGCTCTCCAGATGTATTTACATTACCAACTACCGCAGTTGATGGTCAATTGGTTAATATTGTGGTAAATGTCGATAGTTATACCAGTCCAAATACTGTGTATAATGTAGTTACTGCATCAACTGGGTTTTGTTGTGGGAATACTCAGGTTCTGTTTGTAGGTAGTGGTGGTACATTATCGTTATTATTCGATGGCTTAAAGTGGCAAATTTTATCTTCATATAATGTAACAATTACATAGGTAAAATATGTTTGAACATCTTAATAGGAGCAATCATATAATGTTTGGAATACAGCATTATATGAACCCTGCAATCTCTGGTGAGGAAGAATTTAATACTGATTATAAGAAGTTCAAATTGATTAATAGGTTATTCAAAAGTCAGAATATCAATTGGAGATTATTGATTAATACTGTAATATTATTACAAAATGTATTTGGGGTAGAAGCAACTGTTGCATTATTGTTTTATCATACAGATAGTCTGTACTATTCTAAACTTAAAAGTGTGGTAATATATCTCGATTATATGTCACCTACCGAAATGTTAAGTGTCATCAATGATGATGATTTGATGATACACTTGGAGAAAATTATATGAACAATGGAATTGTAGATCTAAAGGAGGGGAAATATGTTGATATGTTTGTCGCCTATAGATTTCTAAGAATATTGACTATACCTTGGACAGAGCAACCTGCCTTTAAACATGGTATTATCGATGAAAATGGCAAAAGAATAACATCTAAAAAATTGACCACATCTGAAGAAAAGGATGCATATACATTAGTACATAGATTAGTATTTAATTTTAAGAGAGTATTGTCAAAAGTGCCTTTAGTTAAATCTAAACTTGGAACATATGCAGCTGCACTTTTCTTATTAAAAGAACATTTACCAAGTAGAGAATATGAAATTCTATTGGAAAGTGTC